GAGATTGGGATATGGATATGTTGTACACAGCATCATCCTATTTGGCAGAGGAAGAATGTCATCCATTGATGTTTGAACTTGAAGTAGATAATTTAGAACTTTTACCACAAGATGATTGACAAATTTGAACAATGGTTTGAAGGAACGTTTGATAATAAAATTCAAGCGTTCACCAATCCATCTAAGTATGCATATATTGTTGTACAACACGTAAAAGTTGCTACTGGGTTATTTTATGGTGAGCAAGCATATTTTAATAAACGCAAAACACCATATCGTCAATTTTGCTTGAAACTAGAGAAAAAAGACAATACTATAATTGTTCGTAATTTTGAGTTGCCTGATAAAAAAAGATACCTTGGATTTGTCAATCTACGAGAATTGAAAGATTTGAACTTGACACATCGTGCTGGATGCGATACAATATTTACACATTACAGCAATGTAATTGGTTCAAATGTTGTAGACAGATTTATCGGTCAAATTGAACCTGGTTGTGGATGTAAAGTTGATTGGGGTGGTAGAGATACTTATTTGGTCAATAACGCAATTCTCACCAATTCGTGCTATAATGTAGAAGACAAAGGTCATGACCCTAAAACTCACGAGCATGTTTGGGGTTCAAAGCACGGACACTTTAATTTTATTAAAAAACCATGAAAAGTGAATTTATTTTTTATGATAAAGTGTTCACTTCTAAAGAACTAAATACGAAACACTGGAAAGGACGTTATACTAACGGATCTGAAGGTGATCGTGAAGTTCTTAGTATCGATGTTTATCCAGATCCTGAAAAATTACTAGAAGCATATCTACGTAGTTTACATACCTCATATATTAGAATCCTGAGCGACTATTTTGACGATGGTTACACAATTGATGCTAAACTAAGCAGATATCGTGAAGGTGACTCATATGGATGGCATACAGATGATCAAATAACTCATCATAGTGGTCCTAAGAAGTGGAAGAGAATTATTTCTTCTATCACCTATCTAAACGATCAATTTGAGGGTGGAGAAACCGAATTCCTCGGTTATCGAATAAAACCAGTAAGAGGAAAGTCATTGGTCTTTCCTTCTAATTGGAACTTTCCACATTGTGGTCATCCTGTAACTAAAGGTATAAAAGAGATTTTAGTAATGCATTACTGGGTCTAATGCCCTTATAGCTCAGTGGTAGAGCAACGCTTTTGTAAAGCGTAGGTCGTTGGTTCAAATCCGACTAAGGGCTTTGGAGTTTGCAATAAAGGACGCGACTACAACTTGAAAGGTTGGTTGTTTCCCTAAGTCAACTCCATTAAGGGGGAGTATATAAAAAGATCTTCCCTTACGTGGAAGCGCCCCCACGTTCCTCTTTAGCTCAGCGGTAGAGCGAACGACTGTTAATCGTTTGGTCCCTGGTTCGATCCCAGGAAGGGGAGTTATGATTAGATATACAGATATGATTGTCCAATATGACAATCTAATTAAAGAAGAAACTATTGACAAGTGGTTATATCTTTCAAAGAAAATCTTTGATAATAAAGTACCAGAGTCAGGTAAAACTCATGGTAGAAATAACCATGGGTTTATGATGTCAAAATATAGACAAGAACCTTTAGTTCAACTATTGGGTACAGAAGTTCATGATGTTGGATTTCAATTTTTAGAAAGATATGGTAAAGATGTGCCTTTAATTGGGTACAATTTAATTAATGAAGCGCCTATTCAGGCAAGTTTTTACTATAGAAGATATGGTGTAAGTGATAGTTACAATTGGCATGTTGACAAAACACCTAAACCAAACGTAGAACTAGTTATCTCTATTCTTATATACTTAAATGATGACTTTGATGGTGGACACACAAAATTTTTGATAGACAAATTAAAAATAAAACCAAAAAAAGGTAGTGTTCTCATGTTTCCGTGCGGACCTCACTACATTCATAAATCATCTGTTATAACTTCTGGGAACAAACATGTTCTCTGGAATTGTTTTTCTCAATCAAAATTGCATACGCCTCGTCCCCCTGTATAAATAAACTTTAGGAAAACGACAACTGGGCTCGGGTAGTTATGCCGCTAACAAGACTTGATAATCTGTATTCAAGTAAGACTGGTAAGTATCTTTATGTTTCACCAGACGACTTCAATGCTACTGATGAACTGAATAATAGAGGTAATTCGCCTTTACGTCCATTTAAGACAATCCAGAGGGCATTTATTGAGGTTTCTCGCTATTCGTACCTTCCTGGTGCAAATAACGACAGATTTGACCAATTCAGCATTATGCTGATGCCTGGTAATCACTATATTGATAACCGCCCTGGTTTAGTTACTGAAACTGATGTAGAAGCGCGTTATTTTGATGCTGGAAATCTTCTTCAAGCAAATCGTCAAGAAGTTGTTGATAGATCTGTAGCAGAGATCGCTGTTAATCATCCTGATTTCTTTATTCCTGGTGATGTACAGACTGGCGAATGGTCGCGCTATAAGGACGCATATCGTCTAATTCAGTTGAATAGAGAGCAGATCATTGATCGTGCTGTTGCTGAAGTTCCTAACCAGTTTGACGACTTTGTATATCCAGATGATGCTCAGTCTGGTACATGGTCTCGTTATAAAGATGCATTCCGCCTGATCACAAGAAACAGAGATCTGATCGCACAGGATGCGTTTGATCACATGGATTCGGTGAATCCTCCTTCACCTCTACCTCCTGGATACGCTTCTGGTAGTTGCGTTCGTGACATCGGAATCATGATCGATTCGATCGCTCTCGATGTTCATCAGGCAGGTGGTAACAAGTATACAAGAAAGTACATCTCAAGATATTTCAACAGACAGGGAACTGATTGGGTTGGTAACAGAGTTGAGTATACTCCAACTAATACAACTTATAACCCTGCAAATGGTACAACTGTAGTTACTTTTGCAGCACCACACGATATTGCACAAAACGATAGAATCTTTATCAAGGAAGGTGGAATCTCCTTCACTTGTGCAATGGATGATGACCAAGCGGTCAAAGCATATCCCCGTGTTGGTATTGATCCAAGTGCAGTTAAAGGTTATACAATCACTGGAACCACTGCTAACAGCATCACATTTAATGGTGGTGTATCTGGTCCTAACAAGTATTTCTCGCCATCTGCAGCAGACTATAATCCTGTAACAGGTGACATGATGGTCACTGTTGGTCAGCATGGTCTAGGTGTTGGTCGTGGTGTTGTTCTGGAGAACAATTCTTTAACCTTCACATGTGCTTTAGACGGAAACGTAGAGCAAAAGACTTATCCTCGTGCTGGAACGGATCCATTTGCTACTAAGTCTATTCAGATTTCTGAAGTTGGATTTAGTTCCCATACAATAGATGATGCTCCTTATAATGCAGCAACAGGTCTTGTAACACTTACTATTCCTTCTCATGGATTTAGTAATGGTGATTACATCAAACTTGATGATGCAGCTCTAACCTATACATGTGATCTTGATGGTAATGTTACGGAGAAATCATATCCTCGTGCAGGTTATGATTATCCATCAGGTCGTTGGTTAGAAATCAGCAATGTAACTGCTAACACTTTTGAAATCAATGTAGGACCTTCCGAGTACACTGGCACTCATACATTTGTTCTGGCGGTTGTTAATAGTCTTAAGCGTCAAGATGGTACTTTTACCATCAACGTTGGTGTTTCTTCTGATACCTCTGCTCATACCTTCATCAGTGCAACTGCACAAGCAATCAAGCACGAACCACAAACTGCTCACACATTTGTAAGCGCACTAGAAGGTGCAATCGAGCATGATAAGACTGCTGGTCTTCGTGGTGAAGAAACATCTTCTTTAACTGCATTCTCTAAAGCAGTTGAGTTGATGAAACTCGCAATTACTAACAACTATACTTCTACATCTGCTCCTGGCACTGAGTATCAGGATCTAAGTGTTAGTGGTGATGTAACTCCTGGAAGTGCTCCGCCACCACTAGCAACTCCTGGTGATACAACTAACAATACTAATTTAAATTCTTGTTCTGATGTTCAGAGCATGATGGACAACCTTTATAATGTTATTGAATCTATTTTCAATAATGTAGATCTAAAGGCAAACAATGGACAATTCAACCTTGGTGGTGTTCTCCCCGCTGAAACACTTTCTGATAACATCCCTGATGGTGAAGTTAAGTGTAAGCGCGATATCAGTTTCTATGTTGATGCTATTGCTCTTGACATTCATCTAGGTGGTGGTAACGTATATACTCGTAAACTAGCACAAAATTACTTTGACGATACTGGATCCAACTGGGTAAACAATGGTCTGCAGGGTGAAACTCAGCAGTCTAGAGTTGCTTTCCAGATGGCAGCTACCATGATGAAGAAGGCGCTGACCAATCAACTTTTTGAATATGATGAAACAATCACTCCTGGTGATGCTATCTACGGAAACAGCAATTCTCCTCAGGACAATCTCCTATCTGGAAATCCTGGTGCATGTTTTGACATTCAAACTCAACTTGATACACTTTCTGCTATTATTGAGCAAGTTATTCAGGACGAGAATCTAACAAGTCTACCTGATGAATCTGTAACAGACATTCTTCCTCCTGGAGAGGTTAAGTGTCGTCGCGATACAGGAATTATTGTTGATGGTTTAATTTCTGACATTAGATCTCAGGGTAACTCTAACACTATTACTAATACTAAAGCATACTTCGATCGCTTCGGTGCTCCTATTGCTAATGGTGTTGTTGGTGAAGAAACTGAATCTATCACTGCATTTACAGCTGTTGCGAAATGGGCAAAGAGAGCAGTAACAAATACATTATTTGCTAAAGACCTGACTATTTCTTTCGGTCCTGCTTATGCTAATGCAGATACTCCAGAAATTACTTACAATGGTTCTGGTAACATCGCAACTTGTCAAGACGTTCAGGCAACGATTGACACTCTAATCAATATTGTAACTAGCACACTTTCTGCTGGTAACCTTGATGGTCTCGCATCTGTTATCGTAACTGGTGTTATTCCTTCTTTCAACTATAACAGAGCATTGGAAGAATGGCAGGACAACTCTATTGTTGATCTTGCTGATCCTGATAACGTTCTCCATAAGTTTAATGCTGCGAAAGGTGGTTGTATTGTTCCTAGAGGTTGTTCACTGATTGGTTACGACCTACGTCGTACAGTTGTTCGTCCTCTATATGTTCCTGATCCTGCTGATACAACACAAGAAAGAACTTCTATTTTCAATCTAACTGGTGGTTGTTATATCTGGCAGTTCACTATTAAAGATGGTGATCTTTCTGCACAATCTCCTCTATATGATTCAACTGCTGGTGTTGGTAAAGTTTACTACAAGAAAGGTTCTACCGAACTAGCAATTCCTGAGTATTCTCACCACAAAATCTGCATCATGGAGTATGCAGACTCTAGTGATCTTGACAACTACTATGAAAAGGTAGGCACTTCTTTCCAGCAGTTCCAACCTACCATCGATGATGGTGATTTAGAAGCACTAGTACAAGAAAACAGAATTGTTGGTCCTCTTTCTGATAGCAGAACTATCGAGAGTATTAGAATTGATGACTTTACTAACTTCAGTGGTGGTATCAATGGAACTACTACAATCTCAGGTATTGCTGACACCAGCATCCTAGAAGTTGGTTACGAGATTACTACAACTGATCCAAATGTAGTTGTTCCACCTAATACTAAAATTGAGGCGGTTACTGCCAACGCTATTGTAGTTAGTCAAATAATTACAGGATCTGGAGTTTCGGCATTCAAGGCATCCTTTGGTTATGCTAGAGCGCGAGTAACTACTAAAATTGATCATGGTTATTTTGAAAGTCAGTATGTTGCTATCATCAACTCTGGACTATCTGATGAAATCAACGGAACCTGGAAGGTTACTAAGATTTCTGGCGCAAATCCAAAAGTATTTGAATATGAAGTTGCTGGTAGAACCGCAGCTGCGCTAGGATTAGTTTCTGGACAGACATATCTCTCTGGTGAAGTTGGTGGAGTTTCCACAAATGCAGTAGTTCTTGCGGAAATTGACTCTGTTGAGTCCGCATCTCCTTATGTCTTTAACTGCTCTATCCGCTCGACTTGGGGTCAGTGCGGCATGTGGGCGGATGGATCTAAGGCGACTGGATTCAAGTCAATGGTCGTAGCTCAATATACTGGGGTGAGCCTTCAAAAAGATGATAGAGCATTCATCCGTTACGATAGACTTACCAATACTTGGAACCAAGCATCACTTACTGACGCATTTGCTACAGTTCCTTACCACACTAAGGGTGATGCATACTGGAAAGATGACTGGAGAAACTTCCACATCCGTGCTTCGGATGACTCTTTCGTTCAGTGCGTTTCGGTCTTTGCTGTTGGTTTCTTCGATCACTTCCTAATGGAAAGTGGTGGAGATATGTCCATCACAAACTCTAACTCCAACTTTGGTAATACATCACTTCACTCTGTTGGTTATAAAGGATTCTCCTTTAACCAAGATAAGGGTGGATATGTTACTGACATTATTCCTCCTCAGGTTGTTAGTCCAAACAACGTTATCATTAACCAATGGTATACCCTGGATGTTCAAGCATCCAAGAACAGAACTAACCACACTAAAATCTATCTCGGTGGAAATGGTGTTAGTGATCCTGATGAGCGTCCAGCAGCATCTATCAATGGATTTAGAATCGGCGCTAAGACCGACGAAACACTTGCTGTAACACTCCAAAGATACCCAACTGAACCAACTGGTCCGAACGAATTTGTAAGCACCCTGTCGCCTTCTGGATTCAAGTCCTTTACAGTTGGTATCGAGACTCTAACACCATCTAGTGCAAACGTTGACAACTACGCACAGGATGCTGCTAATAGAATTGAAGATAACAAGTCACTGATTCAAAATGAAGCATATCAATATATTCTTCAAAAGTATCCTGCTCTTGTTTCTAAGGAAACTATCAATATCAGTAAGTGCGAAAGAGATATCGGATACTTTGTTGACGCTATTGTCAACGACTTGAGACTTGGTGGTAACATCAACTCTATTCAGGCAGCAGAAGGTTATTACATTGCTGGTAACGTTGCATATATTGCTGGTGAACTAAACGAAACAATTGATGCTTTTGAGTATGTTAAGCAACTCATGATTGCGGCAATGCGTAACTGGGACTATAGAGTAGACAATTGTTCTTGTGTTTCTGGTAGTGCAATCGTTCAGGTTCCTTCTACTCAAGGTCTTGTAATTGGTATGAAGGTTGAGCAGTATGCTGCTGCTGCTTTCACTAACGGACGCTTAAATGATAATCCTGGTGCTCCTATTGGTGATGCAATTCAAAGTGGTTCTTATATTAAGAACATCATTAGTGATACTCAGATTGAACTAGGTGTTATTGGTTCTAAACTTCAGCAAGGTGTTTCCCAAAACGCTGGAGTAACAAGAACTGGTATGATCTTGCACTTTGATCTAATACAAGGTGCGTGGACTCAAATCGATCCTACTTCTGACGACAGCATCACTCAAGATGCATCTATTGATGGCAATGGAGTTCTTCTCCCAGAATGCATCAACATCGCAACTACGATTGATGGTTACTTCGAGCAAATCTTCCTCATCCTAAATGGTGGATATACAGTTCTAGGTGGCAGAGAAGCAGATGCTTATAATGCTATCTACGACAATAGAAGATTTATTGCTTCTGAAGCAGTTTATAGAATCGCGTCAGATGTTCTGTATCAGAATACTAAATTAGGTCAAAATCTGTTTGCATCTACAGGCGAAACTATTGAAAACGCTTGTATAGATGATGTTGCTACTGTCCTTTCTGAAATTGCATACGACATTAAGTTTGGTGGTAACTCTAGAACTTTCGATGCTGCTAATCTTTACATCCAGAGTAAAGCAGTTATTGGTGAAGAATCAGAATCTAAAGCAGTATTCAACGAAGCAGCTGCAATTGCCATTCAGGTGATGCGTCAAGAAACAGTCGCAGTTCAAGGTTCTCATGGTCTTACGCAAATTATTGATCCTGAAGTTCTTCCTGAGTACGATGCAAGTGGAGCACTAGTAACTCCTCCTTGTGCTGATATTGCAAATACAATTTCCACATCGATCGCACTTATCAATTCTGGTATTGATGGTGCTCTAATTGGTAATAAGACTAATCCATCATTTAATTCTGTTGATAGAGTTGATCCTCCAGCACCTGGCGCTGGTCTTTCTTCTAGAGCAACATTGTTCACATTGAACACTGGTTTGGCGAGTGGTAATCCTAATCCACATGATCTAGAAACTGGTACTGCTGTTAGATTGGTTCCAAAAGCAAAATCAGGTACAAATCCCGATAAGCGTGTTATCAGACTACCTGATGGATTTAATACAAATACTAGGTATTATGTCATTGCTCCTGGAAGAAATCTCTATCCAGAAAACTTTGCACTCACAAAGCAAGTTCTGACAGTTACCGAAGCAGCTGGAACAAGTTTTACTGCTACTAATACAACTAGAGGTACAGTTGCTGGTCTATATCGCTCACTAGTTGCACAACCTAAGATTGATACTGATGGTACAGCACTTGCAACTGGTACTGGACTCAAGTTTAACGTAACAATCAATCCTGATGGTTCTGTTGCTCTTGGCGATGTTGTTATTCCTCTTGATGCAATCGCTAGTGGTGGTTCTAGATATGAAATTGGTGACATTGTTGTCATTTCTGACGCTCAGATCGGTAATTCTGGAGCACCTAATCTAGAAATTGAGATTACCTCTGTTTCTGCTGCTGAATATCCTGGTGTATTCGATGGTACTGAAGTTACTAAACTGATGCTTGCAACTTCTATCGAGAATGCAGCTGCAGGTATCTATATGTACTCTGCAGAGACTGATTCTGTTGACGAGGATGTAGAGATCGAACTTCAGCAGTTCACACTTGATTCTAAGTATGATCTCCATAAGTATAAGTCTAATGTTGTTGGTGCTTCTGAGATTGAGACATCTGTTGCTCATATTTTCGACGTTCCTACACCCAATACAACTCCTCAAAAAGTATTCCTAAGACTTGCAACTGATCTACAAGGTTCTGCGCTACCTCAACTGAGTGGTGCTTCTACTATTGACGATCAGACATTCTTCTATGTACGCTATGTTTCTAACAAGCGTTTCACACTACATGAATCTGCGTCTGATGCAGAGACTGGTGATAGAGCACTTACATTCTCTCCTGGAACTGGTATTAACTTCTATGTTTATGCCAATAAGCGTACATCTCCTCTGCTATTCGATCCAGAATATACTGCTAACAACTCTGGTCTCTGGTTTGTAAATGTTAAGGATGAATCTACTTCATCTGCTGCTGCCTACAATCGTTATAGCATTCTGTCTAGATTCCATGGTGGAAATGAGCAGATCGATGACTATCAGAACAAAACTGATCCTACTTTAGATACTCGTTATCTTCGTGTTGAAGATGAAAGACCAAAAGAGGATAGAGTTTATAGACTGCGTTATGTTGTTCCTTCTTATCTGGACACAGTTCGCGATCCTCTCAATGGTTTTGTTATTAGAACCAGAACGGACGACAAGCGTCGTTTGGTTCCACAGAAAATTCTACTAAAACCAATTAGTGGTAACCCTAACCCTGTTGCTCAGTTCTATAACCCTGCTGGTGCAAACGAGCAAATTGGTGGAAACAAAACTGATCTTCTAAACGACAGCATCAGAACAATTGATCCATCAGTTGTTGATCTACTTCCTGAACAACAAAACCTTTATGATCCATATCTAAATGCTAAAGTTATTGAGTTTGATTCTAAGATTGCTGCAACAATTCAATCCGCAAGAAAGGTTAGCGAAAGTGGTACTGATTTCCTAGAGGTAACTCTATTTGATCACACTATTACCAATACTTCTGTTAAGAATGAGATCTTCACGATCGTTGAGATTACTGGTGTTCAGAATGGATTGTTCAGTCCTAATACAACTCAAAGCAACGATACTAATAAAATTACTTGGGAAACAACTAATGGTGAAAATAGTTCCAGCGGTTCTGCATATTTGCAGTTTGCTATTCAGCACCCCACAACTGGTAGATATTCTTTAGTCCTTAAGGAAGTCGTTGGTAAAATTGTTTATAACGAAGACTCTGTAGTAACTTTCACTCAAGAATCTACAGGTGTCACTTGTCAGTTGTTTGCAACTCCTAACTCATTCGGTGATGCTGATGCTGCAGATAAGGCACTCAGAAAGAATTATCTCTATAGAGTAGAAGGTTCTAACGTATATACAATTGCTCCTGGTGATACAATCACTGATGACACTGGTCAAAACACATACTATGTTCATAGCATTGTTGATCAAGGTGACTTTGAAGATTGCTTCTACATCTTTGATATCGATACTTTACAAGAGCGTATCGCAAATCAACAGGATGGTATTTACTACTTAACTTGCTTACGTGGTAACATTTCTCCATTCCCAACTGGATCTGGTGTTGGTCTGAACTTTAGAAACTTCAAGTTCTCTCAACCTATCTCATTCTTGTATCCTCAAAACTACAAGAACGATCCTTTGTGGTTCCAAGTTGATGGAACAACTGGAGTTAGAGATACTGCTATCTTTGATGTCCCTGCTACCTCATCTGCTGCTGACAACTATGTACATGGTCTGGTCACAGTTAACGATTCCAAGGGCAGTGAAACTAAGGAAGCAATCATTGACATGGTTGGTAACACCTTGCTCTCTGGAAATACTTACACGAATACTAAAGCAATCTCTGCACAAGAAGGTAACGCAACTTCTGGTTCAGAAGATAGAATGATTCCTATCTCTGGTGACTCCGAGTTCCCAACAGATCGTAAGATGTATGTTGAACTTCGTAGACCATCTATTGCTAGATCTGGTAACCACACATTTGAGTATCTTGGATTCGGTCCAGGTAACTACTCAACTGGTTTCCCATTGCGCCAGGAAGTGGTCTTAACTGACAAACAGGACTTCTATGCTCAAGCGAAGCGTGAGGACGGCGGTATCGTCTTCTACACGGGTCTGAACAGCAATGGTGACTTGTATATCGGTAACAAGAAAGTTAATGCTATCACGGGTGAGGAAACATTCCTAGAAAGTGCAGCACTTCTAGATTCCGAGGACGAAGATGAAGATGTAGGAAACCTCGTTACGACGTTCGATACGCCCGTAACGTTCAATTCCACCATCACAGTTGCAGGTAAGTCTACATTCAACGCTCCTGTTGAAATCAACGTAGAACCTTTAGATGGAACTTCTTTGAGAATTCAGTCTAAGATTCCTGCAGGTGATGATGCAACTCTATTCCGTGGATCCTGGAGAGGTGGTGGTAACGATGGTGATATCGTTATTGACAGAAACAGAATTAGAAGTGCCGTTTTCTATCTAAATGCCCGACCTGAAATTGGTGGTATCTATGGTCAATCTTATACTTACAGAACCCACCATGCTGCTGGTAAACCATCTAATTTAACTCCTTGGCAGCAATCTAATGTCTTCAGTGGTAATCAGACAGTTGAGTTTGGTACTGGTAATGCTCCATCTCCTGGAGATTACCTCCTTAAGGGCGACTTTGTTAACAAATCTGGTTCTACTGGTTGGATTTTAACCAATACATTCTCTACTATTGAGACTTCTATTGCGACAATTACTGCTGATGGTTCCAGTTCACTAACAGTTAACTACATTCCTACAGTTGATAACGTTAGTACTAAAATTGAAGTTGGCACTAAGATTAGAATTGTTAACTTCAGCAACAGCGTTGTTAACGGCGACTGGTTTGTTACCGAAGCATCTAGTGCTGGAACATTCTTTAAATTCCAGATTCTTGCTGCTATTACGACTGGTACAGTTTATACATGGGCAACCCAAGCATCTGGTGCTGATTTACTTAGAGAAGATGTTAACTGGAAAGAAACTGGCATTATCGGTTCTGAAACATTCAGAACATACACTGATGAAAGAGGTGACTACAGACTTGGTATTAACACAATTGCTAGAACCGATCATAATGCAATCTTGAATGCTAATGTTGATCAGTTCACAATTCCAAGAGCAACTCTTGATATTGTTGGTAACTCCTTCATTAGTGGAACAAAACTAGTTACTTATGCTGGTGCTGGTGTTGTATCTCAGAATCGTTACGATCTCTTCTCACTCAACTCCGATCAGCGTGAAGGATTGAGTTCCGCCAATAAGGCAACTCAAGGATTTATCCGTATGGATAATGCTCTGGTTGTTGCTGGAGATAGCGATGATCTAGATCAACCTGCAACTCTTCGCGTTCATGCAACCGACACTTCTCTACCTGGTGCAACTTATCAATCTGGTGGTAGAATTGGTATTAATACTGACTTCGGACTTAATCTTGGAAGAGAATGTGAGCACAACCTTACAGTCATTGGTGATGCTAGAATTAGCGGTGATGTTCTGTTCCAAGCAGACCTAGCGGTTAATGGTGGAGACATCACTACCAATCAGCAACAATTTAATCTACTGAATTCTAATGTTCAGGACATTAACTTTGTTTCTGAGGGTCAAATCATCAAGATGGGTAATGCCGTTATTGGTGATAGCGAATTCAGACTACACGATGCATCTGATAACAATACAATCAGAATTGGTAATAGTTCTTTAACTTCCAACCTCCAAATTCATAGCGGCGGTCTTAATCAACTGGTTGATATTGCAACAACACAGGATGGTGGTTCTAATCAATGTACCATCAACATGGGTGGCGCGTTTGTTAACAAAGCATCTTCATTCAATGTTGGTACTTGGCAGACCAACTTAGATGGTCAGTTGCAAATTGGTACTCAGGTTGCGGCAAATACTGGTGAGATTGACTTGTTTACTCAAGTTGCTCACGTTAATCTCTTTAATAATGACCAGAACACTAGCATGGACTTCGCCCAAGCGGTGAACAACCTTACAATGTCTTCTCTTGGTGGTACAACTACCATTAGAAACTCGCTACTAGTTCAGGCATCAGCAACAGTTGATTCCAACATCCTCTTACGTGGTGGTACAAGTGCTGGTATCATTGATATTATTAGAGGTAGATTCTCTACTCCTATTTCTGGACACCCTGTATCCAGTCTAGACAATCCTAATATTGATTTCTACAAGTACTCTACAACTGGTAAGAAAATTGATGTTGAAGGTGCTGGTCCTTGGGGTGGACCAGAATTCATTGAAGGTGGTGGTCAGATCAGTGGATTTGATAACTTAACTTTTGTTGCTGGTAACAGAACCCCCGCACTCTATACATTTGTAGAACTTGAGGGTGGTACTGGTAAAGGTGCTACAGTTAACATTAACGTTGCTGCTAATGGAAACATTACCATCGAATCGGTTGTTAATTCTGGTAGTGGATATACTGACAACGATACACTAACTATTTCTGGAAACAAAATTGGTGGAGCAACTCCTGCTCAGGATATAACAGTTCAAGTTGCTGGTGTCAATGATCCTGGAAATGTATATCTCCTACCAATTACAACTCCTGATCCTAATGACTTCCAAATCGGTGATCTACTTCTAATTGATCGTGGCAACGCTGCATCTCCTGATGTTGCTGGTGTTGGTGCAAATCAAATTACTGGTCTTCAAGATCAAGCGAAGTCTGAAATTGTTCGTGTTGTTGGTCTGGTTAACGTTACTAACCCTAATATTCCATATCAAATTAGAGTTGAAAGAGCAAAAGAAGGAACTGGAGATTCTGTATCTGCAGCACCTGCAGTTGTTGGTTGGACTGATCACCCTGACGAGTGTATCATTGCAAAACTAACCAAGAATCCTGCTGCATCTTACATCACTGGTACTGATGGTAATAATGATGACGTTGTTGATCAACCACCAACAGGTATTGATGCTTCTTCTGGTAATGTAAGAATTGGTGTTGCAGAGTTTGGTGGTATTCTTACTACTCAGGACTTCCTAAGACTAGATGGTACTGAAATTGTTGGTATTGAAGAAGTTGTTGCTTCCGAAGTTCAAGCTCTAACAGTAACTGATGGTGGAGATCCTGCCGTCATTCAATTCAACGTTAACTCTGTAACAGGTGACACCGACATTAGAGGATCTATTGCTGCTGGTCAAGGACTCAGCAAGTTCACGATGGATTCTTCTACGGGAAATACTTTTGTCGCAGGAACTCTAACAACAGAAAATACTCTTACACTAAATGGTTCTACAGTCTTTAACCAAGAGTTCTTTACCATCACTAATGGTGGTCCTACTACTAGTGGCGAAACAACAATTCCTCTACGCACTACATTTGAAGTTGAAACATCTACTGGTAATACTACCTTCACTGGTGACCTTACCATTAACAACTTCCAAGGTAACCCAAGATTAACATTAGTTAACCAGTCTGGTGATCTAACAGTTTATGGTTCCTTAAGTGCTCTGGGAACAGGAACATCAACATTCGGTGGAGACATCGACGTTGCTGGAGACATCATCGGTGGCGGCAACCTTGATCTGACTGGAGACATCACAATCGGTGGTGATCTAACAGTTAACGGCGGTGACTTTGAAGTCAACTTCCAAGGAGATGAGAAGTTTAGAATTAACCAGAATGGTTCTTTGAACCTTAATGGTATCACGAACTTCTTCAGTACTACTGGCGCTAGAAAGTGGGATTACATCTCCGATTCTTCATATGTGACAACTGCAAATATTAATTACTTTGTCAATGCATCTGGTAATACAATTATCTTGCTGCCAGAAACTGCTACAATGGGTGACATGATCCGAATTATTGACATCGGTGGTCTACTAGATAATAATACAACTCTCATTATTCGCGCCTATCAGAATATTTCTGTACAAGGTTCCAATACAAACACTGGTCTTAATCTACTAAGTGGTGTTCCTGGATCTTATACTGATGCTGACGGCAACAATGTTACCTGGACTAATGATTGGACTGGTGGTGAACTAGTTGTTCAAACACCAAACGCATCGTTCGGTCTAGTATTTGCTGGAACTGCTACATCTGATGGCGGTGGCGGTGCTCCATCCAGTAAGTCTGGTTGGTACTTAATGGACGTATAAACTTATGCCTTTCTATCAAGAAACAAGAACAATGAGGGCGGCAGCCATTGGCACTATTATGCCATGGACTGGTCCGCTCTCAAAAGTCCCAGACGGGTGGATTATATGTGCTGGCGGTTCAATTGCTGCCAAAGATTATCCTTTGCTATCAAGAGCTATTCAGGATAACTATAATACAGGTTCTACATCTACATTTGGTGGTCAGTTTCCTTCGTATGAGGGAGATATTTTCCTTCCTGCTCTTACTGGTAAACCATTAGTTGATATCGAAGCATCTTACTTTGGATCTGGAGGTACAGGACATCAGCAAGATACACCTGCTCTAGCTCAATCTGAAATTACTCCCTTTATCGGACTTAATTCTGATAATGGATTTTCTACTACAATTAATAATGTCGTTACCGATGTTGTATTTGATTTGGCAGAAAGAGAATTTCCTGCTGGTACTGATGTTACTAATTCATATTACTTTGGTAAAGTTAGGGGTAATACAGTTGTTGAGGGATCTGGAGAAGCATCTAGAACAGTATTCTTTGGTCCTAGAAAGTTAGGTAGATCTCATATTAAATCACACAAACATGGTGGTAGAGTCATTGAGACTATAGCACAACTTCCTAATGCACGACCTGGAGAAGGTGTAGTTCCTTTTGCTGACATTACTTATAACTTTACATCTGATATTAATGAGAGACCCTTTGTCCCTGGTCCTCAAGGTGATGCTGCCATTTTTACCTACGAGCAAGTTGTAGGCGGTGCAAATGGTGCTGACAGAGGCGATCAGGATGGTTGGGGTTCTGGTCCTGCAGGAAGAGTTATTGGTGCTATTAATGCAGAAAGTCCGCCAGTTAATTGGACTCCTAGAAATTGTATAGGAACACCAATTAAAAATTCAATTACTGAACCTAGTAACCAAAGGTCATTTACTCATACCAATGGCAACACTGCTACAAAAAATGTTTTGATGTCTGGTCTAGAAACATTCGATAGAGGTACTTCCTCTAGTGATAATGCTGGTGCAACCATGAAATATGGACAAAATGGACAAGAAGTAGCCATACCAAATGGACAGAGTTCATTTTATCCAGATATCCTATATACGACAGGATTAACTGCTGATTCTGTTGTTTCATACGATACATTGATGAGTAATCCTGGATGGAACTTTGAAATTAAAGAACCTTCTACTGCAACCCAAGATCAAATTTTATCACATACTCATGATGAATTTGATGTTACCTTTACACGTTCTGGGTTAAAACCAGATACTTCTATTAATGTTGCTGTTTGGGCAGAAACAGGAAAGTTGAATTTAGATAATGATAGAAATGTTGGCGTTCTTCAAATTGATATGAACATTTCTCAACCTGGAATGTCTTGTATCTATGTAATCAGAGCATACTAAAATGTCGGTAAATTATACTCAGGATGTTAGGGGAAAATTTGGTGGTTATGTAGGACAAATTGTTCCACATGCTAGCCCTAAAATACAACAAAATAATGATCCTGCTACAGATTCATTTAAGAAATATATTCCTGCAGGATATTTAAAGTGTGATGGATCTGTAGTATCCGCACAAAAATATGCTGCACTCGCAAGTATTGTTGGTGTAGGTGCCAGCGGTCGTTTCTATAAAGAAGGGACACTTATTAGAGAGAAAGATGACGAAGCAAATGATGCTGGTCAAATTCAATTGCCAGACTTAGGATCTAAGGTCATCATTGCATCTCCAAATAGTGTTGGTCAGTATACATCTACAACTAATGAAACTACGGGTGCTAATAGAGTTGGTCCTGCAGTTGAAATTCTTAGTAATGAGGGACAAACGCAACTTGTATGTGAATTTTTAGGAAAATTTACTGGAAAGGAAATACAAACAAATTACAATTTTAATTCTTCTCCAAAATTTAACTTTAATAAGGTATCATCTTCGACTATTCTTGACATTGAAAATTTTCAAGGGCATGCCCACAACGCATCAACAAACCTTTTGAATTACACTGCACAACACCAAGTTGGTGGTGATGGTAAAGATAGCGAGAAGTTTGGTGCAAATTCTGGTGCTGGTAATACATTTGAAGATTCCCCACTAAATACTTCGCTTTTATCACAACACTCGCATAAAATAGCACCACCCTTACAGATTACTCACAACTTTCAATATCAGCATTCAGATTTTGATATTCTTGCTGATGGAGTTTTTTCGACATTAGATTTGGATATCGAAGATGTTACTCAATTGGATAATTTGTCATCACCTTTTATTGTCATTACATATCTTATTAAATTTTAATTCGTATGCCTGTATCAAACTATACTACTACTAATTTTTCTTCAGCAGGCAGCATAAACATTCCTGCTAATGCACAAGATATTACGATAGAAGTGAATGGTTCTAAGGGATCTACAGGAGCAACACGAGGTGGTGCTGGTGGTAGCGGTGGAAATGGAAGAAAAGGTAAATTTGGTCTGCCAAATTATGTAGCAAGAACGTTAAAATTTGAGTTTAAAACTGGAGGATCTAAAGGTGATGGTGGAACTTGGTCTGAAACAGTTGCTGTACCATCTACATGTAATGCAAATTCAAATATTAGTGCTGATTGGTCATCAAATGGTGTATTGAGAGTATCTGGTACAGGGACTGCTTCAATTGAAATTGAGCAAGATACTAGTGATAATCCATCAACTGCAGGCACATCATTTAGTAATGCTAATATCAGTGGTAATGTTAGTGGGAGTGCAAATTTTTCATTCAGCAATGGAACTTTTACTGATAGTGCTACATTTTCATCTGGTAATGTTCAGTTCAATATTAATGGTCTACAGAAACCACTGCAAAGGTTTGATGGCAACAATTGTTTAAGTCTTAGAGATGGTGATGGTAATGATACTAACACCGCTTTTTGTATTAATAATATTTCTCAAAATTCATATAGTTATGATTGTAGTTATAATGTAACTAATAATTATAAAGGCGGTGGTGGAGCCAAAGGTGGAACTGCAATAATTGTAAAAGAAAATCGAGGAACAGGTGATAATGTTATTGCTGTCGCTGGAGGCGGTGGTGGCGGCGGCGGTGGTCACAACAAAGGCAATAAAGCTGGTGCTGCAGGCAAAGATGCTGGAGCTTTTAATGGGTCTGGAGCTATCGGTGCTGCTGCTCAGGGAAGTGCTGGCACTACTGATCCTCAAGGTGGCG